TGCGGTAAGTTTTAGGAACACCCGTCGGCGGGTACTTAACGTTCAAGATAAAATTAGAAAGAATCTTATCAATAACCGATTCAATAGCTCCACTTGAGATATACTCTTCAATCATCTGCTGAATATACGTTGGGAGATTATTGTTGTTCTTAATCAATTCATTCAGAATATCTCTCATCTTCCCCAGTGTTTCCATGTAACTAATCTCGTCACCATACACTAATGGTAACACATGCTGTGTCCAGAAAGCAAACGGTTTTAATGTTGTGAAGTTGCCGTTTCCAATTCCATCGTTTACCATAAAATTGACCTCCTATCAATCCCATAACTGAAAGAACAACTCTTCCAGTTCGTCAATAATTAACATATCAATATTCAGAAAAGTTTCTCTGAATCTCAATATCATGTCACTGTAACTACCTGAGCCTTGCTTGCCTTGAACACTTTCCAGATAATCTTCTGTGTTATTGAAAGCCCTGTTTTCACTTGTATTACCCGTCGCATCTGAATTGAAGTCGTGGTCAGTAGTTGAACCCATTGTACCATCATTCACAATGCTGTCGTTGTTTATGTTTGCCTGAGTCATGTAACGCCCGGCTTCAATATCGGTTAAAGCACCCTGTGGCGTGTCTGACATGAACTGCTTGCCAGTAACAGTATTCGTGTTCTTCGACGTTCCGTCTGTCATAGTGTGTTCGGTATTGTTTGTATTTCTCTGTTCTGTACCTGTCTTATTCTCTGTACCATTCGCTTTTACATTGTGAACTCTCTTGATATCTACGTCATACAAAGGATTGTATTCATATAACTCACTCTTGTACAACTGATTATAGTAAGGCATAATCTCGTTCAACTTTGTATAGAGTTTTAACTTCCATAAACCAACTGTTTCGAAAGCAATTTCTCTTGTGTAAAAGTGTGTCAATATCTTTGTCTCAAGTACATTCCTGTAATTCTCGTCAAACATAGGGAAGTTGAAGTTAAACACCCCGGGAATAGCCTTCTGTATGATTTCCTGTATCTGACTAAACCCCTTACTTTCCGTAAGCCCGGCATTCACTTCACAGATATATCTTACCTCAGTAGTAAATCTACTCATCTGCTTCACCTCCCTCGTCAACTTCACCCACACCAGCTTCTTCCATTAGAGGTAAGTCTTCCCGGTACTCCACTGATACATTCAGTCCGAACATTCTATTAATCTTTTCACAGGCCATCTTTCTCATATTAAGTCTTGTATATCTCTGTGCCGCTGTAGCCCCTGTATTAATCGTTACCTCATCACTCACTAACCGCTCTTTCTTATCAGTACTTACGTTAGAGATACCTAAGTAAGTCAGCGCTTCGTTCCATATCTGCGTTTTGAGCATCTGTAACTTGTCAGCAACGAACGGTGCGCCTGTGTTAATTGCTTGAATTCCTTTAATATCTAAGTTTTTACTTCCGAAGATAAAAGGTTCGTTTCCATCGTACTGTGCATACAAGTTCTTCATTACCAAACGCTGGTTCTCATCACACAGTATTGCAATTGGTGTCTTCTGCCCCTTTACGTTAACATCAATCGTTCTGTCAACTTCGTAAAGTTTTCTTGCAAAATATTCTATATCAGCAAGACAGTTTGTTCTGGTCATATTGTTAAATATGATTACACTGTTTTTTGAATCCAACCTTCTGTTGTATCCGTTTGTGGCATAAGCTCTTCTTTCATCTGGCACACGGTAAACATCCAGTCTTCCACCTATCATTGTCTGTAATGCAAAGAATTGCCCGTTATAATCATCACTTAAGTCTTCATCTTTAAAGAAGATGGCCATACCATCTGCGAACAGTGCAAGCTCTAAGAATCGCGGGTCTACAGAATCAGGAAGCCCTTTCCATTCAAACATGCTGATAGCAAGGTTTGTAAGCATATCATACCAGTGTATATAAGCTCTGTCGTTTAAATACTTACTCTCCCAAAAGTTACGTTGTTTTCTAGGGTTTTTCAACTACTCACCTCCTTACACTTCGTTTGGTAAATCATATCTACCCACATTAGCTGGATTTTTCCAGAAAGTCACACCATCGCTGAACACCTGTTTAATACGCTTCATTGAATTAACAGGGATGCTTCCCGTGATACATGGGTTAACAAGTTTTGCGTAGTTCCACTGTGGCCTTGCACTAAGATTAGGAACTCCAACTTCATGAATCGGATAGCCATACATTGACCAGAATTGGTCTATAATCATGGCGAACTCCTTTGTGATGTGGCAAGGATACAGGTAGAAATCAAAAGCATTCGCGGCCCATAGAACGTTGGCATTGGTTACACCATTAGCTGTCGGAGGTTGGTTGTAATGCTGTTCTACCTCTGCCGCAATACTAGCAACAGCGGCTACACCTGTGACAATTCCCGGTAATCCACCAGCCATCACACCTACAGCGATTGAACCACCAATTTTACCAACGGCGCCAGCAACGAATGTTCCACTGTTCTGTGCCCACCATGCCTTAAATGTGTCTGTTGAGAATGAACAAACTGGAAGTCCATTTAATACCAGCATTTCATTGTAGTTCATTGGGACGTTTTTGTAAGCATTAGGTACAAGAAGAAACTCAGGGGAGTTGTTCAAACCGCCTATAACTGAGAACTCACAATTACCAGTCACAGGGTTTTTACTAAAAAACTCGTATCTGTAAGTGGCTTCGCTTCGTGCATTGTTAGTGGCATAAATGAAGTTATAAGGATAGGTAAAGAGCTTTTTGTTTTTTGGAACATACCCATCAATATTTGATAATGAAGGCGTAAAATGCAATGCATTCAACTTTGCGCTATTGTCGTTTGTGACGAATGCACCTGGCATTACAAAGATTCCTATAATCCCTTCGCTTTTGTTATCTGCTGTTGCATCGTCGATAAAGTTACTTACTTCCAAAGGTGTGTCGAATATGTTATAAGTAAGACCCGAGTAAACGCCCATGTATTCTTTACCGCCTGTTGGATTTAACTGCTTATCAAATGTAGCGGCCACTACATATTTAGAATTTGCCGAGCCGAAGAACTCAGATTTCGTTGGAGCGTTATAAATATATTCTCCCAGCTCTAAATTCTCTGGAACAAGGTTATCACCAATTACATCTGTAACGGTGTGGTTTCTTTCAATAAAGCTCTGCTTGATTGTATACCCAAAATACCACGTCTGCATTTCGTCAATCTCGAATGTGATTTCTGCCGTTTCATTATTAAGATATTCTACATCAATGATAAAAGCGTAAAACCATTTTGCACCGAATGATGGGTTCTGCCACATGATATAGTTACAGTCAAAGAGTGTATCTGCTGTTGCTTCCACTCTAATTTTGTTTTCTTTTCTGATGTACGTATAGTTTGCAAACTGAACCTTCATCTGTGTAAGAAAGTAACTGGACTGTGCCCCTTCATTTGCAAAGTACAGAGTATCTTTATACGTATTATCTAAAGGAATGTTTCTAAGTATTTTAACAATACTTGTAGGAGCTATATACATTTAATCCTCCTTTTAATAAATGTTTCACGTGAAACATTAAGTTAGTCTCACGTGAAACAATTTTCAATGATTAGCCAACTGTGATAGTGGCCGTTCCAGTCTTTGTATCATCAAATGTGCTGGTAGCTGTTACTGTAATAGTTCCTGTAGCCCCGGTAAGCAGTGTTACCTTACCTGACTGGTCAACTACAGCGTTCTCACTAGACACTGTCCATACAACAGATTTAGGTGCAAAGTTAGTGGTTACTACAGCCGCGTTAAACTGTACTGACTGCCCGACTGCCGCGGTAGCAGTACCCGGCGTAACAGTTACAGAAGTAACACCCGGTGTTCCCGGAATAAACAGCGCATTATTAGCGAAAGGAGAAACAGAGAATGTCTTCCATACATGATACCAGTAGTTCCAGTACAGTCCCTCTCCATTGTAAAGTTCTGTAAAGTTGTAGAAGTTATCAAAAATCATGAACCAGTCTTTATCAACCAGTACACAAGGAATCTGGTCTAAAGCGGTAAGTTCTTCCTGAGTAGGATTTTTGTATGTCGGGTCATTTGCAAACAGTTCACGAAGTCTCGGTAAATCCAGATTTCCGAAGCTGTCTACCAGCACTCTCTGGCCCATGAACTCAGCCTTATCCATATTGAATGCAGAAGCAAGAACCTCAACGTCCATAGCGGCGTCAAACTTAGCGTTAAGTAAAAGATACTGGTCACGCTTCATGGTGTGTGTATAAACACCAGCAAGATTGTATTTGTTGCTCTGGAACTCATACTCATTCGAAACGCCCTTAATGGCTGTCGTGATTGCTTTCATATTAGCTGTCTCAACAGCAGGAATAGAAGTAGGATACATATGTCCATCCAGAATATGCCTTGCCAGCATGTATTTCATGGTAATAAACTCATCATAGTTTGCACCAGTATACATAGCGTCAACAATTTTGGCAATCAGGTCTGTAATGCCCTGCCATGAAAGGAACGCCTGACGTAAGCTGTCGTTCTGTACAGTAGCTTTATAGAACTTCTTGTAATTCAGAATATGGAATGCCGCTCTTACGTCGGGAATCTCACGTTTAAATACTTCGGATTCTGCAACTGTAGGGTCAAACTGGAATGGTTTTGCCATGTTAACGAAAATCTCTTCAATCGATTCACCGAACTCAAGCATTCCTTTTTTAAACATTCTCCACGGGTTGTCATACATCTTAGATGTAATAAGAACACGCCCGATACGGTTAACCAGTGCAGATAAGAACTCGTTCTGTAACGCCGGGTAATCCATAATAATTGCGCCAATCTCTCTGATGGAGTCAGCGTTCGGTGTAGCTTTCGGTACATAGTCCCGGTAGTTCTGAGTTGCATTTTCCCTGATAACGTTCAGAACATCTACGCTGGTATTCGTCAGGGTTTTAATTTTTGGAATAGTAGCCATATTAGCCCTCTCTTTCTTCAAACAATTCTTCAAAGGTACGCGGTTCTCCGTCGTCCTTCACGTTTTCTTCCTGCTCTTCCTTAATCTCTTCACCAGAAGTGAAGAAGCGTTCACGGTATTTCTGCCGCCACTGGGAGTCATTTTCTTCATACTTTGTCTTCCAGTCTTCGGTATCGCTTGAACGCCTGATTAACTCATCATAAGTATCGCTGGCGTCCTCGATGAAGCTTACTGCGTCGTCTGACATATCTTCACCAATTCTTTCCTTGATTCTTGCCATAAATTCATCTTTGTTTAAATACGGCATCAAATAATCTCCTTTCTCTTCAAATAAAACCATATTGGTAATTTCCTTGACCACTCTCCACCATTCGAAGGGGGGTTAGGCGGTGGCACATAATCGTTGTTCCACCAGTCATACCAGTACCTGGCCATTTCCTGTCTGTCTGGTTGGTCAATCGTGCCTGGTCTTTCGAAGTTCTTTAAAAAACAATCTGCTAGATATTCGGGTGTCTGTGTACTTACTTTGAACTCCGTGAATGTTTCTGGATACTGTGCTGTTGGTATCCACTGGCCGAATGGAATTGTTTCTGTATCAATCCATTCAAGTTGACCATAACCGTCGTCATGCGCATAACCGTGGATGTCGGCCCAATTTGTCCAGTTGGTAGCTGGTGTCCATTGGACTAAACCATACCCACCTGTGCCTACAGTCAAATTCTGCCATATTCCCGGGTTTACCGTGGATTCCTTCTGAATGTTCCCCATCATGCCGGAGATAGCTTCTTTCGTCCACCCTTTATTTAAAAGGTATGGATAGATAATCGATGCATTATTCTGCATCTCTCCTATTGTAAGGTATTTATTCCCTTTAATCCACTCATTATCAGCCCCGTTTTCCCAACGGTATAATTCAAACCAACCGTTCCCTGTTGAATCGTTTGCATTGATAGAAACTTGTTCATCCAGAGGAACTTTGCTGGTATGCGCGCCCATGCTTCTTGTTCGGTCAAATGCCATTTCGGTGTGGCCTGTTTTGATTAATATGTCTGCTGGTTTCCACTCTACAGTGGCAGGATATTTTGTGAAGCCCATTTTCTTAAGCACACTTCCCATAGTTCCGGTGGTGAACGGCCATGTACCCCATTCACCCACCATGTCAAAACCCCCGGCGATTAATGCATACCAGACAAACGACGAACAGTCATAATACGTGATTCCGTTTACTGTGACCTGATTACGAAACTGTTGGGAATATCCCACGTTTGGCTTCGCACAGGTTTCAACAGCCCAATTGTACGCTATCTGTATGTTTGCTGGCATTTCATTTACCTCCGTATTTCGTTAGAATAGGAAGAAGTTCATTTACACATTTCTGCACCTGAGCATAGTTGTATCCAGCTTTTTCCAGCTTCACTTTCCGGTCTTCTCCGTTCCCGAACTGTCCAGCTATAACAAGTAATGCTACGCTGACTGTCTCGGGCATATTAATTGCTGTGCATGTCATAACTATGTCTCCTTTACATCAAGTGCTGACAAAATCTTTGTCATTACGATAGTGTTATTATTTATGGCATCCTTTAAAGCTGAAATCTGTTCGTTGTATAACTGTGAGTCCGCGTCTCTCTGAGCCATAAATTTATCGAACATATACTTCACAAAGTAAGCCATTAATAAACACAATACCACTGCGACTCCTAACGATTGTACCGCATTAATAATTGTATCTGGCAATGTACTAAACCCTCCCTTCTGTACTAATTATAACACTTTGCTTGACAAAAGTCAAGTATTATGTTATACTTATTATAGAACAGATGGAAAGGAGGAATTGTCTGAATTGTCTGAATTTTATGATGGAAACCGACTATTGTCGATGAGAGACTTAAACGGGAAGAAGCCCGAAATATATATCTGCACGTCCAACCGAAGTGCTGGTAAGACAACTTTTTTTAATAACTATGTTGTGAACCGGTTCAAGAAGTATGGTGAAAAATTCATGCTTGTTTATCGGTATAACTATGAGCTTGATGATGTGGCCGACAAATTCTTTAAAGACTTAGAAGCAATCTTCTATCCAGGTCAGATTATGGAGTCAAAGAGAAGAGCATCTGGTATCTACCACGAACTCTTTCTTGATGAAACATCCTGCGGATATGCTGTTTCCCTTAACAGTGCTGACCCGCTTAAAAGATATGCTCATCTGTTCAGTGATACACAGCACATGATTTTGGATGAATTTCAGAGTGAGTCTAACCGATACTGTTCCGATGAAGTACGCAAGTTCATTTCTCTTCATACCAGTGTGGCAAGGGGAAACGGGGAAATGGCTAGATACCTACCTGTATATATGATAGGCAACCCTGTTACTATTATTAATCCATATTACATAGAGATGGGTATTTCTAATAGACTGAGGGAAGACACGAAGTTTTTACGAGGTAATGGGTTTGTTCTGGAACAAGGATTTAATAAATCAGCATCAACAGCACAGAAAGAAAGTGCGTTTAACCGGGCGTTTGCTAAAAACGATTATGTTGCCTATTCTTCAATGTCTGTTTATCTTAATGACAACAAAGCTTTTATTGAACGGCCTGTTGGCAGTGGCAGATACTTATGCACGATACGATACAACGGAGTTAATTATGGAATCCGTGAATATCTTGAGCAAGGTTTTATCTATATGGATGATAAGCCTGATAATACTTTCCGATTGAAGATAACGGTCACTACAGACGACCATGAGATAAACTATGTAATGCTTAAGAGAAACGATATGTTCTTGCAAACATTACGAGATTATTTTGAGAAGGGATGCTTTCGTTTTAAAGACCTTCGGTGTAAAGAAGCAATTTTAAAAGCGTTATCCTATTAAGGGTAGTAACATCAGGACTCCGCCAGCTTACGCTGGCACCTCATGTTCAATATCTCCACATGTCAATTTCAGTGAGGGAGTAGGGGCTGTACGGGTGGAAGAAACCGCCCTACCAACTTTTCGTTTTTACAGGGCGCGCTGAGATATCATGTGTAAAGATATAAAAAAGAGGGAGATTATTCTCCCTCTTAAAATTATAATTCATCTAATTCAAATAATTCATCCTCATTAATAAACTCAAATTGATTTACCGTTGCTTGTTCCTCATAGTAGCACATGCTTTCGGAATGTTCTACTAGAAATTCTGCTATTTTATCAGCATTCCTCATATCCCATGGGCCCAAAAAACTTTTTGCTATCATAATTTTTTCACCACACCCGGTGCATCTTATATACAATCTATTATTTGCCATTATGATTCCTCCTTATAAACCCTCTTAAATCCTTTCCAATCTTGTACCAGCAGTAACCCCACGCAGGCATTAGTAAAAATACGATACCGAATAAATACCAGTGAATATCATGCTCAACCATCCATGTTAAAATCATTAATATTATATCTTCCATTTAAATACCTCTTTTCATTTCGAAAAATCTTTTATTGTTCTTGTAATACTCAATTAATAGCCCTAAGCTTGTAGAACTATAGGTTACATAATATAAACCATGAACTTTAACTTTTAAGACAAATTTTTCTTTATCTTTTATAATGCCGTAAGGGTATGCCTTACCTTCCATTTAAATACCCCTTTCATAAATTGCTTCATATAAACTCATACTATAAAATTTTATATAATTTCTAACCTTTGTATTCTCAATTTTTAATTCGCTTACTTGTTCTCTTAACTCTGCTATACTATGATTCATACTTTCTTCTACAAAATAAGCTTTAGACAATTTATCTAAGTCATTCTCTAATAATTTTATCTGTCTTCTCAATGCCTTTATTGTCATTTCATCTTGTATGTGGTGTCCACGAGTAATACACCGCCCTTCATCCTCTTGGGGCGTAATTTCCCAGGAACCTCTAATCCGATTGTAAAATCTTTTAATTCCCTTCTGCATTTAACAAATTCCTCCTCTTCCTCACTCAGTTTAACGTCCTCTGGTATCTCATCACTCATTGACCATTCAAATAGATTCTTACACTTTTGTGGCATTCCAGCACACTTGATATCATAATAAGGCGTTTCCACTGGTTTTAGATTTTCATGCGTAATATGTTCTACATAGGTTTTCTGCCTTATAAAAATTGCTTCATCCCATTGTGACTCAGGCTTCCAGCAACAAAGTTTAGATGAATCAAGTTTAACGCCTTTTACATCCAGTGGATTCATATTACAGTGAATCGAATCTGTATCTGAATAAATAAAGTGGTCATAGTTTGCTTGCGCCGCCATGATAGTAAAATTCCTTGCATAACTTGTAATTGCACTTCCGCATGGGATATATCCCGGCTCTTTTTCATGCTCGGCAACTGTATAAAACCCGAGGGAACCATCCTCCTTTACATATGCCACCTTAAAGCTACTGTCTGTACTACTGGCTAACTTTCCATATAGATTATTAAGAAACAGTTTTGCTAATTCTCTTTTTGCACCTTTTGATGTCATTTTTATAGCCGCATACTTATCAATATATGAGTCAAACAACCCAATCTCTGAGAAGAACCAACATCCATCTATAACCTCAAAATCAACCAGCTCATAATGCTCTTTCAGCAGTTCATAGTCTGTCATGGTTAAAACCATTTCAACCCTTGTATCTTTTACTTCTCCCCCTCTCGTGTAATATGGTGAATACTCTCCTGTCTCCGGGTCTACTACATCGGATGTCTCAAGCATTTCAGTCCCTTTGTATAGAAGTGAATGCTTAATCTGCACAAAGGGTAATTTGTCTTTCTTTAGATAAAATCTTGTCTTAATCCTTACAAAGTAATACCGATTCCATGCTATCGCTTCTTCTGGTATATACCCTTTCCAGAAATGAGGTTTTCCAACTGGATATCTATTACCCGACATACTGTGCATCATGCTGGGGTAAAGAGAATTTACATCCAATGTGCAACCATTGTTATATATCTTATTTTCTTTCCCTTTTAGTAGATAACACCATCCTCCTCGGTATGAACGCCTAATATAATCTCCTACTGTTTTGCCTTCATAAGGTATTTCGTAAAGGTTGGGAAATATATTGTTGTAGTCTTCTTTGTCAAACGTTTTCTTGAACTCAGCCAGGCAACATGAACCAATAGTAAGCTTGTTGTGACCTTCTTCAAACATAATCTCTAATGCTTCTTTTACTACTAAAACATCGTTTGCTATGTACTTCTTTTCTTCATCTGTTATTTCGCATCCAGCATATCGAAACCCTTCATATTCCATTTCTAGTTTCTTATGCTTCGTTCCAAAACTTTCGCCTATTCGCTTAACTGAAAATGGTAACAATTTCAATGAATCTCTTATCTCGATAAACACATTGTTTATCTTAATTATGATTGTGTACCATTGCCCCATATCAGATATTGCGTACTTGAAAGTATTGTTATCCATGTCTTTTTCATTCTTCCATTTCACTACAGGGAAATCGCCATCTTTTAATACTTCGTAAGCTTGCTTAAGTCCTAAATCAACAGTTAGATATGATAACCAGAAATTACCGTCGAACTTTAGGTTGTGAAAATAAGCAATGACGTTATGCTTCAAGGAAATGAAATATTGTAACTGTTCTCCTATAGAATGAAAGATGTGAACGTCTTCTGTATTTAATTCTACTGATGCAGAAGCCCACACTTCTGTGTAGGTCTGACCTTTGTATACTGTAGTTTCAAAGTCACTTGCGAAGTATCGATACTTCTTTATTTTCATTTAATCTGGAAATTCCCAATCTTCCTCAAATTCTAGGGTATCCATTAAATCTTGTTTAAACCCTGATGTCGTGTCAAGATAATCCATAAAATCTGCAATAGCTCCCATTAGTGCTTCTGTGTTATATGCCACCTTATAATCGATTACTACTCCATTTGCCGCCGCTGTTTCTAACATGTTTGCTACATCTTCTTTGTCCTGCTGTGCAAGTAAACCGTCAAGCCATCTATTTAATATAGGTCCTGCTGATTCAGGGAACCTTCCTATTACATCAGAACGGAAGTTGTTGATAATGATATCTGCTCCTGATGGAAACGTGGTGTATTGTGGGGGTTCAGTGTAAAACTGTGGTGATGCATATTCTTGCTTAAATGACCTTCTTCTAGCTGCTTCTTTTGCTCTTTGACTTCTTGCTTTCTCTCTTGCTACAATACCCGGCGTTATCTCACCTGTTTCAAAATCAAGCTTTTTTGACTTTTTATATATTGACTCAGATGTTATCTTTTTAAGTCTATTTATAGAAGCCTGTGTAACCTTCTTAGGCATTGATGGTAATAAATCTTCTGGTAATACGTATCCTTGCTTCTCTAAACGGTTCATTGCGTTCTGGATACGACGGCGTTCTTTTCTGTATTGCTGTTGAATTGGTGTTAATTTTCGCTTTGCCATTTATACACCCCCTTTATTGGTAAAATTCTTCCCTAGCCTTTTATTGACTAGGGAAGTTATTACTATGCATCAATTATAAGTACCGTTTAAATTTACTGTGCTAAATCACAGTTTACGTATGGACGTTTTGTATTTTTTGTAACACCCGAAAGTTTCTTGATAGTGAATCCTTCTCCCTCAAAAATTTCTGATATGTCAATAAAATTGTCAACAAATGTCTTAGACTGCGTACTCCATACTACCTGTTCACCGTTACTGACACCAATAAGAGAGGTCATATAAGAAGTTTTACCATTCTGGTCTTCATCTTCATACTGTAAATAACCTTTTACCTCTAATAAGGCCCCGTCTTCAACATTTTTAACTGAAATAATAGATGGGGATTTAGTCATAAGATACTTCTCTGTTGGTGTAAATTCTCTGCTTTCAAATGTGATTTTCATGTTATTATCTCCTTTTTATTTGATATGATTTTAGTTTTTTGTGCTTATGCTTCTTTTGCTTCTTTTTTCTCTCTTGCTGGAAGTACAGAGGAATTTGCAAGGAATGCCGATTCAGTGATACCTCTAAGCTCTTCAATCTCTGTCTTTGCCGTTACTGCAACTGCCTTATCTTTGTCTGTGTCATGAAGTTCTTTTACAGCTTTGAGTAATGCTTCATCTGTTTTGTAGAGTCCCGGCATTTCATACACTGTTGTACTGGGTTCGGCTGTCTCAACGTTTAAGCTCAAAACCGTTGCCTGTGTGATTACGAATGTCCTTGTGATTAATTTTTCCTTCTTCATGTTAGTTTCTCCTTTTCTTTTTATAAGATTTTGGTTTCTACTTTGGGCTTGCACTGTAGAGTTTTTATTTGCCCATTCCCGGGGAGGGGACTCGAACCCCTCACTCCTAGCGTCCTACACATATTGTGCATCTGGCCTTAACCATTACATGACTTGTTTTCCAAGTCAGAGCCTTAACCTTTTGGCTACCCGGGTATTATTTAATTAAACCTGATATAAGTGTATCATAATCTTTACCAGAAATATTATCATTGTTCCATAAGCAATCAATGTATCCTTTAAATGCCGCTGTTTTAATATCCATATCTTCCGTTATTGTATCTAAATATTTAGCGTACGCTATAAGCTGTTCTACTATTAACACTTTCACTTTCTCTTCCTCCTGCTGAATTTAATCCATTCAATTTTGATAAATTCTCTTTCTATCATCATAGAGAGGGATGCATCTGAATACAGGGAAGGTGAGTCTGTGAATACTTCCATTACCATGTCTGTTCCAACTAATGTAAAGATGTAATAAGTTCCTTCTAACATGTAATAACTTTCACATGTGATTGAACCAAACGCTTTAAACTGTGCATACATTTCTTTTAACACTTTCTCACCTCCCTTTTATTTCCATTTCCTTACTACTCTTATATTATAACAGTTAATTGTGAACAAAGTATGAACAAATTGTAAATATTTTCTAGTTTTGGATAATTTTTTCAATTCTAGATATTGCGCCATCAAGTAAAACAGTGATGTCCCATAACTCAGCTACTTCTTCAAATGTTAAAGTGTCTACACGCTTAGTTGCCAGAAATGATGTAAACTGAGATGCATCTTTAAGCTCTTCAAGGTGTTCTGATAATATAAATTGCTGTGATTTGTTCATTATTTTACCTCCAAATTACCCAATTTCATATTCCAATATACTTTTTAAATATTTTAATTCTTGAATTTGTGCATTTATTGCGATATCCCTAGAATTATTATAAATTTTTGATTCATCACTTAACATTCTTATCCTGATATTTATTAATTCAATAACATATTTGTATTTGTCCATTACTTGCTTTCCTCCTTAATTTTACCAATTGATATTTTTTGAGCTATAGTGAGGTTATTCCTTATCTCTCGAATTAATGCTTGATCTGTTTTTACTTTAATGTAAGTCCATTCTCCTTTAAACTTTAAGCCTAATTTGTACATTATGCTTCACCTCCTTCCAATATTTCATTTGTTTTCTTTAGGCATTCTACATACTCTTTATGCGTCAAAAGTTGTAAATCAGACATGCAACTAAACTTTGCGTTATACATCATTCGAATATTTGCTTTGTTTGTGGTTGAATCTGATTGGTGAAGTTCTAATACTTTGTAGTACATGTTTACTAATATTTCTGTTTTCTTTGTCATTTATTTGCCCTCCTTGTTCATGTTTTCTAATGTTTCAATTACAGTTTTATAAGCGACATATTCACCTAAAAAATTTGCTTTAAGAACTAAACTACAAGATTGTTCACTGGCTTTATCATAATTTTGTCTTGCATTTTCTGCTAATCTTTCAAGTTCTAATCTTTCTTCTATTGTCATAACTGTTATCCTCCTTTTTGATTACCTCTCTTAACTATATTCATTATAACATATATAGAATTAGTTGTCAACATATATTTTTAAAATTTATTATAATTTTTATTTAGTTAGTTTAGACTAACTACGCGAACACCCTGCCCCACACATACCACGAACGAGCGAAGCGAGCGAGCGCGACTGAGCGACACACAACAGGCCGCGCCAGCGGCCAGCGGAGCGCGACCGTAGGGAGCGCGGAGCATGCGC